CCTATTGAGCAATTTAAACAATATGTAGAAGAAATGACTGGTGAAGATTTGTCGGATATTCCTGAGCCACCTAAAGGCACGTTAAAACTAGAGAATATTCTAACGAGCACATTCATTTTTCACTAAGTATTCGCAAGAAACTCACTAAGAATTTTTAATGTACCACCGAGATAGAGGAGCACACAAGCTCTTCTATTCGTGGCACTAGAGTTAATAGAAAGGACACAAGAACGATGAAATACTTAATTGACATGAGAACACTAACAGTAGTGGGCATTGAGCTTGACGACACCAATGTACACGACAAAGAAGTCTTAATGAACATCGAGACGACAACTGGAAGAATTTTACCAGTAGCAGTTAAAGAAACATTGCTAAACGAGGAGGTAGATTACTAATGTTAAACTTCAGACCTATTACAGAACCATTCATTAAACTATGCGGAGATATGGCAGAAGAAATAAAACAGCTTAAATACGAGAACGCAGAGCTTAAAGAAATGCTTGAAAGTACTAGACATGACCTATTCTACACTAGAGAGCAAAATAGATTTCTAAGCGAAAGCCTAGCAGATTTACAAAACGAAAAACGAAAAGACCTTGAGAAGCATGTAGCAGATCTTGAGGAGCAGTTAGCAAAGAAAGCATTCCTATTAGATGACAAAGGTACACCAATCAAGAGCTTCACACTGACTGGAAAGCTAACATTTATGGACGAGCCTGCTGAAGAAAAGCTAGAGGTAGGCAAGTGGTATGACGCTAGAACCTTTGAGGTAGAAACACTCAAGAAATTACTTCCAGTTGGTACTTTAGTAGCAATCGTAACTGACAGCATAGTAGATGAAAAAAGAAATAAACCTGAAGGAGACAGAAGTATCATTGTACACTCAACAGTAACATCAGTAGAAAGCGAAGTCGATGGGTGGGACAGTGAAGAAACAGTTATTTATGTCGAAAGATACCAATTTGTAAGTAACAACTGGTTTAAAATCATCGAGGAGTACTAATGGCAAAACACATAAGAGAACAACAAGTGCACTACAGACGACTACAATTACTATATTTGATCCAAGTATATTTATCAGGGAACTGGAGATAACATCATGAATACAAATAGCAAACATTACGAAGAATTAAAAGTACAACCATGGGAAATCATGGAGAAAAACTTTACCAATGAGGAATTTGTCGCATACCTTAAAGGTAATATCATTAAGTATACCTTGAGAGACAAAGGGCAAGCCTTAACGGATGCAGAGAAAATCAAGCACTATGCAGAGAAGCTCATTGAAGTGCTTGAGGAAAACAAGAAGCATACAGATAAACATAAGTTTAAAGTAGGTGATCGTGTAGAAGTACTAATTTGGGAAAAATACCTTAAAGGCAACAATAGAGCAACCATTATTAGAATAAATGATAAGAGCCAACCTGACAGAGAAGGATATCTATTAGAACTAGACAAAAAGGACGCAGGGTGGAAAGCAACAGAAAATAATAATGGTGTAAACTGCAATAATACATGGTGGGTAGTCGAGAAGGCTATCAAGCTACTAGAGCCTGAACCAAAGAAAACTCTAAAAACCTACAAGTGGTATGACGCTAGTCTTTATACAATAGAAGAACTAAAAGAACTGCTCCCAGTGGGTACGACTGTGTTAGTAACAAGAGAAGAAGATAACGACAGAGAAGTAGACTTAGAAGAAGAGTATACACAAGAAGCTACTGTTAAACGAGTGGATAAACGATTGTTTACAGACGATACACGAATTGCAATCAACGAGTGCTGTTTTTATAGACGCTACTTCAAAATCATTGAGTAATAAAAAGGAGGCCACTATGGAACCAATCATCAGCCCATGGCTAGTCTATGCATTATCTTTAGTAAACCCACTTATCCTTATCTTATCTGTAGTAGCAATACTTGCAGTAACAGTCTTAGTTATAGTTTATACAGACTATGACTTTTGTGATGAAAGAAGCTCTAATGAAGTAAAAGTAATATGGGCAGTATTTATTATTAGCACTCTATTAGCTATCTTTATTCCATCTAAAAATACGCTAATTGCTATGTACGTTGCAAACCATGTAACACCTGATAACCTAAGCAACGCTCAAGAAATCATCACGACCCTTATTAATCAAGTAAAGTAAAGGAGAACTAAATTGGCACGCACAAGCACTAAGAAAACACAAGAAGAAATCACACTGAATGGTGAGCAGATACTCATCGAACTACTTAACGACAATGCAGTAATTCCTGAAGCAAAAACTGAAGGAGCAGGCTGTATGGACATTACAATTCCAATGGCAGTCTCAGTACCGCCTGTAGCAGTCCAAGTACAAGCTACAGAAATTCCTTTAGGCTTCAAAGTAGCAATTCCTAAAGGGCACACATTGCGGATCCAGTTGCGTTCCAGTGTAGGACGAGACTATCCAATCGCACTAGCAAACATTGAAGGAATTGTCGATGAGGACTTCCGAGGTGAAGTAAAGTTATTCGTTCGCAACTTCAGTAAACACATTGTATACCTTGAAGAAGGACAACGTATCGCTCAGTGTTGGTTAGAAAAGACACAACCAATGACTTTTGTCGAAGGTGAAGTCATCGAGGATACTGAACGAGGAACTGAAAGCGGTTCCACAGGAAAATAATAGTTATCTAAGGGCACTCTTAATGAGTGCTCTTTTTATTTTGTCAATTAAAGGAGAACATACATATGGCAAAAACAAAACTAGGAAAAGATTTTAAGCTAAATGGTACAGCTTACTGGGCACACACTGACAGCCCTGAGACATACGATGGCAATGAGATTGGTTATTCCATCATGGTGAAATTGGAGAACGATGAGAAAACTGAAGCCTTCAAGAACGCACTAGAGGAACTCTTCAACGAAGTAGAGGAACAACTAGACAAGAAAGCTAACCGCAAAGTACCAATCAATTTGTCTGTTAAAGAGGACAAAGAATATGGTGAGTGCTTCAAAGCTAAGACTAAGCATGAGTACAAGAATAAATTAACTGGCGAATTAGTTAAGAAAACACTTCCAGTATTCGACAAGTATGGCGAGCCACTTCCTAAAGGTACAAAAATTGGTAACGGCTCTACAGTACAAGTAGCTGTTACTGCTGACCCATACATCATGAACGCTAAGAACTATGGTATTACTTTACGTCTCAATGCAGTACTTGTAAAAGACCTTAAAGAATACAGTGGTGGCGGTAGTGCTGAAGGCTATGGCTTCGATGTAGAAGCTAAAGGTGAAGGTGTAGTAGGCGACACTGATGACGTTGAGTGGTAACCACTAATGGCTAAAGGTTGGAGCTTCAGTCGCTTAGGGGGCTTCAAGAAGCGAGCCGACAAATCTACACGCAGTAACTTTGAGAGCCAAGTGAAGACTAACCTTGAGAAAGCAAAAGTACCCTTTGAGTATGAGACATTAAAGGTTCCGTACACGACAAGTCATTACTATAAACCTGACTTCATTTTGTCGAATGGAATTATTGTCGAAGCCAAAGGGCTTTTTCTTCCTGAGGACAGAAGCAAGCACTTAACAATCAAGAAGCAACACCCTGAGTTAGACATAAGATTTTTATTTATGAAGGATCAATATATAAGCACTAAGACAAAAGCTAATAAGTACAGCGACTGGTGCAAAAAGAATGGCTTCCAGTATCACATTGGAACAGTCATTCCTAAGAAATGGCTAGAAGAGAAAGCGAGGTGAAACTAATCAAAACATACGGAAAACTAAAGGAACGCAAAGAGACTAAATATATTAAAGTAACTCAGTATGCATTACACGACAACGACCCTGAAGTAATCTTGAAGAACAGCCAAAAGGCAGGCTACTTATTCTTCCCACACCACTACTTAATCACAGCAGATGGAACAGTCAATAAGTTTCGACCTGAAGAAGCAGTAGCATTTGGTGAAGTGGACAACTATGACACTACTATCAGTGTACTAGCAGACATTACCGAAGAAGCTCAAGTAGCTCTTGAAGTTGTACTCAATGCACTACGAGAGAAATATAAAGGAGTTGAAATCATTGAGTGATACACGAGAGGAGCTTAGAGAGTACCAGTGCATGATGGACAGAAAACATAAGTCTATCACTATCTATGCTAAACGAGTTGAGCTCTACGAAGTTGAACTAGAGGACGTTACGGAAAACGAAGCAATCGCTTATGTTACTGAAGCAATCTCAAGCAACGACTTAGAGCCTGACGATGTAGACGTATCAGTCGAAGATATGGATATTCGATGAGCTCTTCAGAAATTCTAAGGGCTCATCTACCTTGCCCTGACTGTGGATCATCAGACGCACTAAGCGAATATACTGATGGGCATACATATTGCTATTCCTGTAATGCACTGCACAATAGCAATGAGACAAAAACGACAACTAAGTATGATGACTTCATCAGTGATATGTCGCTCAAACCATTGAAGGCTAGAGGTATCACTGAGAGTACCTGTAGGAAATACCAGTACTACTATACAGAGTACAAAGGTAAGCCCTGCCAAGTAGCTAATTACTTCGATGAGAATGGTACTCTTGTCGGACAAAAATTACGCTTCCAAGACAAGTCATTCGCAGTTAAAGGAAAGCTCAGTACGACATTCTTTGGACAACAACTATACAACAATGGAGTACGTCTCATCATTACTGAAGGTGAAATCGACTGCTTAACTGTTAGCCAACTACTGGGAAATCAAGAGCCAGTCGTAAGTATTCCATGCGGTGTACAAAGTGCTAAGAAAGTATTTGAAGCTAATCTCAAGTGGCTTGAGGGGTTCAACGAGGTAGTAGTCGTATTCGATAACGATGACGCAGGACGCAAAGGTGCAAAAGAAATTGAAGGTATTTTGTCTCCTGAGAAGCTCCGTATAGCTGTACTAAAGCAATACAAAGACCCTAATGAGTATTATATCAACGACAAAGGTAATGAGCTTTTAGAAGCTCTAGAGAACGCAAAGAAGGTAACACCTGAGAACATAATAAATGCTGATACGTTACTTGATGACCTCTTAGAGGAGCCTGAAGAAGTAACAGGTTATTCATTACCATGGGCTGTAAAGGCAGACAAAATGATACGAGGGGTACGCAAAGGTGAAATCACAATGCTAACCGCAGGTACTGGCATAGGTAAGTCCACGATGATCCGAGAGATAGGCTACCACTTAGTAATGGAGCATAGGTTAAAGATAGGTTCAATGATGTTAGAGGAGAACGTCCTTAGGACTTCTAAAGGCTACATCGGTTTATACCTAAACAAACCAGTACACCTTAGTCGTAAAGGTATATCCAACGACCAATACACTGAAGCATTTAATAACACTTTAGGTACAGGTAAATTTGTGATGTATAACCACTTTGGTTCCTTAGACAACTCATCAATTCTTAATGCTATACGCTATATGGCTGTAACTGAGAAGTGTGATTTTATTCTCATAGACCACATCAGTATAGCCGTAAGTGGCATTGAGAGTAACAATGAGCGAAAACTTATCGACATACTTATGACACGCTTGAGACAACTATGCGAAGAGCTAGGGGTAGGACTTATCTGTATTTGTCATCTTAAACGAGGAGATGGCAAGAAGAGTGCTGAAGAAGGCGGAAGCATTTCTCTTGAGGACTTGCGAGGTAGTCAAGCAATAGCTCAGTTGTCGGACACAATCATAGCACTAGAGCGTAACCAACAAGCTGATAGTGATGTAAAGAAAAACTTAGTACAAATTCGAGTATTGAAATGTCGTCAAACTGGTGATACAGGGATAGGCGGAAAACTTTGGTTTAACAAAGAGAAAAACCGATTAGAAATTCCTGACGCAGACCTAATGAACGACATAGAAAGTGATAATGAGGTTCCTGAATTTTGACGAACAACGACAAGTACATGGACTGGTTAGAAAGTGAAGTAGCAAATGCTAAAGACGAAATGATGAGCTCTTTAAATCTACTTGACCACGACCGAGCACAGATCAAGTACATTACTTTATTGAAAACCTACAACAAAGCAAAGGAGTTAGCCTTATGAAAATTCCAGTAATGGGACAAGGTGTAACTCTAACAGAACTGCCTAATGAAATTGCAGTATTCTTTGAGATTGGTAATTGCAAACAGCACTGTGAAGGCTGTCATAGTCCTGAACTTTGGACGGACGAAGGAGCCAAGTGGCTGACTGTAGATGACCTAAAGGAATACATTAAGACACAACGAGGTATCACCGCAGTTGTATTCATGGGTGGTACGACAAACTATGATATTGACCCTGAAGAATTCCTAGAGAAAATCGTAAAGCCTATCTCTAAAGAATATCCAGTAGGGCTCTATCATGGCTGTATTGAATTCCCATATGACAAAGAGCACTTAACATGGCTCAAGATTGGACGTTACATTGAATGTCAAGGTGGCTTAGCAAGCCCAACGACCAATCAAAAAATGCTTTACAAATTGCCTAATGGCGAATGGACAAATATTACATCATTTTTTACAAAGGAGACAAATGGCTAAACAATTACTTAACAAATTAACAGACGACCAAATTCAGACGAAAGTCAACTTTATCCAAAACTACATGAGCTCTTTCAACACAGCAGATGGCTCTATTGTCGACCCTAACAGTAATGTCGATGGTAAGAACATCGGTATACTTGAGAGTGAGCTCTACAAATTCGAGACAATTCAAATTAATCGAGCAATGGTAGAAGCTAAGTTGACTAAAATGTTTGGTAGTGAATACGCCCACCAGTACGAGCAGGATATTAAGAACCACCTTATCTACATTCACGATGAGACTTCTTTACGTCCATACTGTGCAAGTATTAATATGTTCCCTTATTTATTCGAGGGCACTAAACCTTTAGGTGGCACTTCCACTGCTCCGACAAACCTACAGTCCTTCTGTGGTAGCTTCGTCAATCTTGTCTATCAAGTAGCTAGTGGCTTCGCAGGTGCAATCGCAACAGTAGAATTCTTAATGTACTTCGACCACTTTGCACGCAAGAGTTATGGCGACAACTACTTAGAGACAAATGCTAAAGAAGTTGCTCAAGAGCTACAAGGTGTAGTCTATGCAATCAATCAACCTGCAAGTGCACGAGGTAACCAAAGCGTCTTTTGGAATATCTCAGTATTCGATAAGTTTTACTTCGAGAGCGTCTTTGGTGAATTCACATTCCCTGATGGCGACAAAGCGAACTACACAAGCATTGCTAAACTTCAGGACTTCTTTATGAACTGGTTTAGAGAAGAACGAGAGAAAGAACTATTGACATACCCAGTGCTCACCAGTGCTGTACTTGTCGACAAAGAGACTGGTAAACCTAAGGACGATGAATTCGCACATATGTTAGCTAAGCACATGAGCAAAGGCTTATCCTTCTTCGTCTACCAAAGTGAAAGTGCTGACAGCTTAGCAAGTTGTTGTCGTCTACGCAATGAACTTGCAGATAATACTTTTAGTTATACTTTAGGTGCAGGCGGTGTATCTACTGGTAGTGTACAGGTTATCACTATCAATATGAACCGCTTTATCCAACGTCATCATAAAGGTATCTATGCGTTCCCTGATTTAATCAAGCGAGTACAAAAGTATCTAATGGCTCACCGAGCAGTCATTGAGGACTACCTAAAGGCAGGCTTGCTTCCTGCATACAGTGCAGGCTTTATCAGTCTTGATAAGCAATTCTGTACTATTGGTATCAATGGTATGCTTGAAGGCATGGAGTACCTTCGTGTAGATCCAGTGAAAGACCCTGACTTGTACATCAAGACAGTAAGTAGCTTCCTTAACCAAATCTATACGCTCAACAAAGAAGCCTACAAGGACTACAAGGTACGCTTCAATACTGAATTTGTACCTGCTGAGAACTTAGGTGTAAAGAACGCTCAATGGGACAAAGCAGATGACATTAAAACTAATCGAGACTGCTACAATTCCTATTTCTATCCTGTAGAAAATACGGATATGACTATCCTTGACCGACTAAAACTACATGGTAAAGAAATGGTTAAGTACCTTGATGGTGGTAGTGCTTGTCATCTTAACATCGCTCAACTCTTAACTGAAGAGCAAGCCTATAAACTCTTATGCTTAGCAGGTGAGTATGGCTGTAACTATTGGACATTTAATTGTCTTGTAACCATCTGTGATAACTGTGGATACATCAATGTTAATACTGAAGATCACTGCACGAAGTGTGGAGAGACAGAAAAGATTGACTATGGTACACGAGTTATCGGTTATCTAAGACGAGTTAGTAACTATTCTGAAGGTAGACGTAAAGAACACGCTACACGAAATTACATGAAAAAATAAAGAAAGGAGCTGTACGCTTTGCTATTAAAAATCTTATTCAAGCTAGAGAAAGGAGCCTTAGACTTCCAAGGGTGGATGAGAGCTCAACAAAAGCGACAAATTGAAAAACTAATCGAGGAGAACGAGCACGATATTGCTGAGATGAAAACACAGAACAGCTATCTAAAAGGGCTCTTAAAGAACTATGCTGATATTTGATATTGAGACAAATGGACTTCTTAATACTGTAACTAAAGTGCACTGCATGGTAGTCTATGACACTGAAGCAGACAAATTCTATGAGTACAGACCTAATGAGATTGAGCAAGGTGTACAGCAACTTTTACAAGCCGACAAAATCTGTGGGCATAATGTCATAGCGTTTGACGTTCCATGCTTAGAGAAACTCTATGGAGTTAAATTTGAGCATGAAAAGGTAGTAGATACACTTATCCTAGCAAGACTTGTCTATTCCAATATGAAGGACGTAGATATTGGCTTGATGAGAAAAGGGGTACTACCTAAGAAACTCTATGGACGCTACAGCTTAGAAGCCTTTGGGTACCGCTTAGGGGTACTCAAGGGTACCTACAGCGAAGATAATGAAGGCGATGTATGGGCAGTCTTTAATGAAGATATGCTTGCCTACAATAAGCAGGACGTAGTGGTAACTACTAAGCTGTACGACAAACTTGTCGATAAGGGCTTCACTGAGCACGCTTCAATGATTGAACACAAGGCTCAATGGTTAATGCAAAAGCAAGAAAAGAATGGCTTCCCATTCGACAAACAAAAAGCAATAGTCCTTGAAGCAGAGCTAAGGGAAGAACTAGAGCGTATCACTAAAGAGCTCACTCAGTATGTACCACCAATTCCTGACCGCATTTTCATTCCTAAGAGAGACAACAAGACACTAGGGTATAAAGCAGGAGTACCAGTGCAAAAGTACAAGGTATTCAAAATCAATTCTAGGGATCAACTGAAGTATATCTTAGGTGAGCACTTTGGATACCAGTGGTTAGACACAATGTACAAAATCGAAACTGATGAGGACGGAGAGGAGACCAATAGGAAACTCAAGATAGACGAAGAGAGCCTACAGGAAATCATCAACGACCCTAAAGCCAGTGATGAAGTACGACATATAGCTCAACTCTACAGTACTGCCTTCATGTTATCTAAACGCTTAGGACAACTAGCAGATGGCAATCAGGCATGGCTCAAGCTCTTAGGAGACGACAATAGAATTCATGGTAAAGTAAACCCTAATGGAGCAGTATCAGGACGAGCTACTCATAGTAACCCTAATGTAGCTCAAGTACCTGCTATTGACAAACCTTATGGCTATCAATGTCGAGAACTCTTTGGTGTACCTGAAGGGTGGTACCAAGCAGGTATTGACTGCTCAGGCTTAGAGCTTCGTTGCCTAGCTCACTTCTTAGCACCATTCGACCACGGAGCGTATGCTCACGAGATACTCAATGGTGATATTCATACAGCTAACCAAATGAACGCAGGGCTTGAGACAAGAAACCAAGCTAAGACATTTATCTATGCGTTCCTCTATGGTGGCGGTAATGCAAAGATTGGTGAGATTGTCGGAGGAACCGAAGAGGACGGAAAGAAACTCAAGGCTAAATTCTTAAAGAATACTCCTGCAATCAAGAAGTTATCCAGTAGCATTAAGGATACCTTAGCACCTTATGATGTATCAGCACGTTGTCGTAGGTATAAACGTAAGTGGCTTAAAGGGCTTGACGGAAGAAAACTTCATGTACGCTCATTGCATAGTGCATTGAACCTCTTATTGCAATCAGCAGGGGCTCTTATCTGTAAACGATGGACGAC